GATGCCGACCTCCTGCCCAACGAAGTCGTGACCAAGCGGACGGAACTGAGCCCCGACGAAGGCAAAGCCCTCTACATCAACTGCATCCTCCGCGAATTGCTGGCGATCCCAGCTCCGGTGTTCGACCATCCCGTGTTCGCCAAGCTGAACCGCTATCTCAAGAACTACCGGAAATTCTACGGATGGAAAGACCCCATCCCCGCCGATCAACTGCCGAAATGCTGATGTCCATCTGGAGGAACCATGATGTGCCGATTCGGTCCACCCCCTGAAGGATATATCGCATGGCATGACTGGGCAGAGGTTCAGACCAAGGCCGGGAACAAACAGAAGAAGTGCCCCGAGTGCGATCACTGGTTCTTTCCGTCTGAAAAGCACGACGAAGAAAACTGCTCTCAACTTCCCGAACCCAAGAAATTTTGCAGAACCTAACCCAAGGTCGTCCCGTGAAACAGACCCCGCTCACCCGGAAGACCCCGCTCAAGGCGAAGAAGACCCTGAACGGGACATCGGAACTGCGGCCCCGCAGAGCGCCCCGCAAGGCCCGGCAGGGCCAAGTGGCGCCCCGTGCACGGAAGAAGGCCACCCCCAAGCGGGCATGGACCCGACAGAAGCAGCGACCGCCGATGACCCCGGCAGAGAAGGCCCACATGGACCGCGTGGCGAAGTTGGGGTGCTGGTGCTGCACCATCGAGGGCAGGCCGGGAGGGACGGACCTGCACCACATCCGCCAGGACTACGGGGGGAGCCAGCGCGCGTCCCACTGGGAAGTCCTGCCGCTCTGCGAGGGGCACCACCAAGCGATGCGCCACCCAGTGGACAAGAGCAAGGTCGCCATCCACAAGGCGGCGAAGACATGGCGTCTCAAGTTCGGAAGCGAGGTCGAAGTGCTCCTGCTGGTCTGGGAGCGCCTCGGGCTCGACATCGAAACCCTTCCCCGGTTGCGGGGGAGCGAACCGCCCTGGTGGCGAGCCTACAAAGAGGGCAGGCACCGGGCACCCAACATCACCGAAGACGCGCGCCGCGTCCTTCTTCTGGAGCCAGCATGATCGGACCTTTCCTCCTCGGCATCGCCGCCACCCTCGGCACAATCCTGGTCTTCGCGGCCGGGATCTGGGTCGGTTTCAAGATCGCCAACCACAAGCCCGCACCTTGACCTCGGGGCCGAACTGCCCAAAATGGGGAGCAAGGGCACGAAGCCCCCACCGCGAAGGAACGCCGATGGCGCAACGACCGAACAAACTCCACCCGCCGTTTGATGCGCTCGCCACCAGGGCAGGCGGCGTCACCGAACTGCGGCGGATCATGGCCGGGGTGCCCTGGTCGACCATCGAACGATGGAGCCAGCAGGCCCGGGACGGGGAGACCCTGCCTCGGTCGGCCAACCTCGCAATCACCCTGGCCGAGCAGGCGCTCGCCGAGAAGGAGAAGGCATGAGCCTCACCGAGCAAGAGCAGCAGGACATCAAGGACGCCCTGGACGCCATCGCCCAGATCGTGGTCCGAGACCCGAAGACCGAACTCAACCCGGCCCGGATCTTTGAGATCACCGACCAATTGACGGACGAAGGGCGCCGGGCCCTGGTCACCGAGATGCTCGCCATGCACATGAGTCTCGCGGTCGCCTTCCAGCGGACGGTCTACGCGGACGCCCCGAACCCCCTGAACATGAGCGCCGCCGGGCTCGCGTCCTCCTGCCTCGCGGAAGCCATCGCGTTCCTGGTCACCCAGGATCCCAGCATTTTCGACAGCCCCGCAGCGGGCAGGCGCGGTAGCTTCATGGTTGGCGAGGCCCGCCGGATCTGCCTGACCCAGACGGCCGGACGCCTGATCCTTCCCGGAGAGTAGATGGAGCACTGCCAGCCAACCCGCCTATGCCGCGTCTGCGCGTGGTGCGGGCGGTGCTGGAAGGACGACACCGGGTGGGACCATTGCCCCGACACTCATATCCACCTGACCACCCACGGAATCTGCGCCGAGTGCGCCAAGAAATCCTTTCACCGCAAAGCAATGGAGAGCTAAGCCGATATGCAGACACCCGCCAACACCCGCAGAGCCGCAGCCGACACACTCTACCACCTCGCTCGCCAGATTGAACTGGGGAAGATCGAGGTCCAGAGCATCGATTCAGACCGCCCCCTGGTCCGAACCCCGGGAGCCATGATGAACCCGGACGAGACCTCCCCAGGGCAAGCCGTCACCTTCACCCTGCGCTACATCGACAGCGGCGAGGTGCGAGCGTGAATGGCAAGCGCGTCCCCAAGAGCCAACGGAAGCAGTTCATCACCAACCTGATCGACAAGTGGGTCCGAGCGGCCCAGGAGAACGCCCGTGCCCAACAGCATCGGAATCAGTGACGACATCGCCCGGGGCATGGAGATCCTGGAACTGGAGAGCCGCGTCCAGACCCAGGAACAGATCATTCAGCACCTGACCGCCGAATGCCGGAAGCCGTGGTGGAGGGCCATGGGCGACACCGCAGCGCGCCTCATGTGGCGGGCCCGAGCCAAGGGGCTGGCGAAGAAGAACCGCGAACTCCGCTGGGACCGATGGTTGGCGGACATGGCCGTGCGCGACAGCGTGGACGCGCTCCTCCACATCTACAGCCTCGCCAAAGCGATGGAGTGGGAATCCTTTGAGGGAGCGCCGACCCTGAAGATTTGCCCGGAGTGCCACAAACAGTGGGCCCACAGTTGGTCACTCACGAGCCCCAAGCACGATGCCGGGTGCCGGATCGGCCACATCGTGGATCTCGCCGAACGAGCGGTCAGAGCCGGGGCCACGCGCCTCAACGAAGACCCCAGAAGGATGATGGACAACCAGGTCGTCTAGGTTACAGCCCAAATTGCCTGATGGCGGGGGGCGGAGCAGGGATAAAATAGGCCCGGGGTGTCCCATGGACCTAGACCGAGCGATCTCCTTGTTCCGGCCACAGCGCGAGCACCAAGAGGTCAAGAGCGCGATCCTTGAGGCCCTTGGGAACTACCCGAGTCTCCTGCTCGCCATGCGCGAGAGGCACCGCCTGCACAGGCTCTATGCTTCGGCGCCGGAGTTCGCCGAGGGGATGCAGCCCCACATGGAAATCAGCAGGGCGACCTGTTGCCTGATTCGCCACGCCCACCTGATGCAGAACACGGGCATCGGCATCCCAGCGAAGAACCCACCGCCGGACTGGCCCTGGGATCCCGAACTCTGGATGCCGCCCCACCGGATCGAGGACGCCATCGTCACGGCCATCGGGCTCCTCAGCGTGGAACTCGACCGGATGCTTCGGACCAAGGCGAAAGAGGAGCGAGAAGCGAGGCTTGAACCTTAGCGGCGAATAACCATAATGGGGAACACCCCACGATGGGGCACCGCGAAGGAGTCATGCCATGAACGAACAGCAACCGCTGCGCATAATCGGTCTGCGCGCAGAGAACTTCAAGCGCCTACGGGCGGTGGAGATCACGCCGAAGGGCGACCTCGTGCAGATCACGGGGAAGAACGCCCAGGGGAAAACCAGCGTCCTGGACGCCGTGTGGGCGGCCCTCGGGGGGAAGAACCAGATTCCCGCCAAGGCCGTGCGCAAGGGCTCTGAGAAGGCCACCATCCGCCTCGACCTCGGGGAGTTAATCGTCACCCGCACCATCACCGAGAAGGGCACGGACCTCACGGTCGAGAGCCCGGACGGGACCCGGTTCAAGAGCCCCCAGACGATGCTGGACGCGATGATGGGCGCGCTCACCTTCGACCCGCTGGCCTTCACCCGCATGGCCCCCAAGGTCCAGGCAGAGCAGCTTCGGGCCATTGCCAAGATCGACATCGACCTGGACGCCCTGGACGGGCTGAACCGCCGGGACTTTGAACTGCGCACGGCGGCCACACGAGACGGCAAGGCGGCCCGGGCGGCAGGCGAGGCGATCCCTGAGACGGCGATCCCCGCGAAGATCGATACCGGGGCACTGCTGGACAGGATGGGCGAGATTCAGGAGCAGGCCGGAGCCCGCCAGCGGGAGGAGTTTAAGCGCCAGGATGAAGACCGAAAGATCGCAGAGGGGGAGGCCAGGGCCGATGCGATCATGGAGCAGATCAAGGGCCTCAGCGCCGAACTAGAGCGGGTGCATGAGTGGCTGACCAAGGCCAAGAATGCGGTCGCCGAACGCACCCCGCTGCCGGAAGCGGTGGACGCTGTGGAACTCCGAGCCCAGATCGACCGGGCTGAGGGGCACAACAGGCAGGCGGACCTCATCACCCAGCAGCAGGCGAAGCGCGCCGAGCACCTCCACACGGCCGCCAACCTGGAGCAGCGGGCCCAGGCCCTCACGGACCTCATCGAAGCCCGGAACAAGCAGAAGTCTGAGGCCATCGCGGCGGCCCAGATGCCCGTCCCCGGGCTCGGCTTGCAGGACGGTGAGGTCACATACAACGGGCTGCCCTTTGAGCAGGCCAGCGGCGCCGAGCAGTTGAGGATCAGCACGGCCATCGCCATGGCGGCCAACCCGCGAATCCGGGTGATCCGCATTTCGGACGGCAGCCTGCTCGACAGCGACAGCCTTAAGCTGCTCGCAGAAATGGCGACACAGGGCGATTATCAGATTTGGATCGAGATGGTGGATAGCACCGGGAAGGTCGGGATCAGCATCGAGGATGGGTCGGTCGCGGCGGACAACCAGACCGAGCCGGTACTGGACATGGGGATCTTCGGAGCCCAGCCGTGAACGAGACTGACGGTCTGCCCCTTTTCGCCCACGAGGCCACCACGGGCCACCGGAAGGCGGCTGAGGAGTGGATGCGTGAGCACCCGGAGGCAATGGCACTGTTCCATAACCTCGCTCGGCAAGCGGCATCACGGGGCCGGAAGTTCGGCGTCAAGCTGCTGGCCGAGCGGGTGCGGTGGGAGTTTTCCATCGCCAGGAACGACGAGGAATTCAAGATCAACAATAACCACACCGCCTACATCGCCCGGGCACTCGTGGCGAGCAACCCAACCCTGCGCGGACTTCTGGAGTTCCGGCGCACCATCAGCGAGGACAACCAATGACCGACATGGTCAACCATCCACCCCACTACACCCACGGGCCAATCGAGTGTGTCCGGGCCATTCATGCGGCCCTCGGCAACCGAGGATTCCTGTCCTACTTGCGCGGGACCATCATCAAGTATTCGTGGAGGGCCGAGCACAAGGGGGCCACGAAGGAGGACATGGCGAAGATCGGCTTCTACTCCAACGAGGCGGTCGAGGTCGCAGGTGCCCTGGAACTGGAGGATTCCGAGACCAAGCATCAGACATCCGAACTGCGAGCCATGCGAGACGCACTGGAACATGCCGCAGAGAAGGCCCAGAAGGACCACGCGGAGATCGAGCGGCTGGAACGGGAACTGGGCCGATCCCAAGGCAGATCGGCCTTCGGGGCGAAGACCCCGGCGAACAAGGTGGGCGAGGCCATGCAGGCGCTGGACCGGGCGGTCGAGGCCACGCACGGAATCACCTTCGCAGCGGACGGCGAGATCGCGCGCCAGATCGTGGACTGCCAGAACCTCACCCAAGCATTGATCTGCCGCATCGGGAGGATTTAATGGACGGACTGGGCGACAAGTTCAAGGTCGGCGACCGCGTGACCTTCACCAACGACCAAGGGTGCGTCTTCCCGGGCAAGACGGTCATCGGCACAGAGCCGGATCGCAACGGCCAGACGCGCTACCACCTGACCCCGACCGATACCCCGTGGTTCGCCTTCGCCGAGCACAACCTCACCCCGGAGGCCCCATGAGCGTCATCAACCCGAACGCCATCCGCATGAGGGCGGAGGAGCAGCGCGAGCGGATCCTGGCCTGCCTGCGCGATACCCGATGCGCCATGACCGCTGGGCAGGTCAAGGACCGCCTCTACGAGACCCGGAACGGCACCCTGACCGAGAAGACGGTCGCCCAGCAGCTAGGCATCCTCCTGAAAGATGAGAAGGTCGAGCACCCCGGGCCCGGAAACCTGACCCAGTTTCAATGGAGGCAGCCATGAGCCAGCCCTTCAACACGCGCGCCATGGCGGTGGGCATCGTCTACAGCGAGATGGTCCAGCTTGCACAGCAGGCCCGAGATCGCGCGGCCGTGGTCCGGTGCTGCTTCCCAGTCAACGGGACGACCCAGGCGGCCGCCGATGTGCTCTCGGCCAAGGCGGACATCCTGGAGGAGATCGTGGGAAGATTGATCGCGGAGGCAGGCGCATGACCGAGAAGTGGGCATTCTTCATCCTTGGGATCCTGGCGGGCAGCATCGTCACCGGCCTGATCGTCCGGGCCGGAGCACGGCGGGCCATCGATGAGATCAAGCGGATTCACCTCGCGGTGCTCGCCGAGAACAGCGTCCTCCGCCGAAGCCTGGACGCCTTCACGAAGTAGGCGGGGAACGGAAGCACTCGACCGACAGCGCCCCTTCGGGGGCGTTTTCAGTGTCGCAAGACAGCCGGACATGGGACGATTTTCCATGGACGCGCTCACGAGAGTCACGGGCATCGCAGGCCCAGAGGCATACGCCACCACGGCGGCGATGGTCTTGGAGCACCTCGGCAACCTCTTCGCGTTCCTGGACGGGCACCTTGGCGAGTTGGCGATCTTCGATCCCCACAGCAAGGTCGAGGAAAACACCGTCCGCGAGGCCATCCGAGTGGGCAACCGGGTCTGCGCGCTCATGGCGGAAGAAGGGCCAAGACATGGGGCGGACCCTGCCGAGATGCGGGAGATTTGGGATGCGCTGGTTCAGGAAGCCGTGAAGCGCCGGACCTAGGTGAAGAAGGGGTTCTTCTTCCCGTTTCGGACCTTCGGCATGGACGAGATCACGCTTGCCTTGAGGGAGCGGACATCGTGGGCGGCCTTCGCGTTTACGGCGGTCGGGGTGGTATTGGCGGTGGTTTCGGCGCCAGACTCGGCCGTGTCGTAGAGGGCCAGGGCGTCAAAATCAGCCTTGAAGCGGTCGTATTCGGCCTGAGTCATGAAGGCGGCGCCAGTCGGGGTTAGGGTCAGTTCCTGGGGCCCGGTGCCGGAGCCGGACCAGATCCCGCGCGCCTCATCGAACAGGGCGAAGGTGATGCCACCCACGATGGGCGGGGTCATGGGCTTGCCTTTGATGTAGACCGTCATGGGGAGCCTCCAGGGATCAGGATACCGCAGCCACTGCGGCCTGGAACCGCTCGGCGCGCTTCGCAGCCAGGGCGGCGGCGGCGCGCTGGGCAACAGAGGAGACCAGCTTCTTCCGAATCGCGAAGACACAGGCACAGTTCGGGTGAGCGGGGATGCAGGGCCACCACATCTCATCGGGAGAGCGGCGGGTGCCATCGCGGCGGGTAGGGTGAACAGAGCGGCCCACATTGTGCTTTCCAGGCCAGACCATCGTCCGGCCGTTGAGGTTCGGGTGGTCGGCGGGGACGATCTGGAGGACGGTGCCGTTCTGGGCCCGACAGAAGGGGCAAGCCTTGGGCCCGGCGGTCCAGATAGCCTCCCAGTCGCCACCAGCAGATAGGGCGGTCTGAAGCTGCCCGTTTGCCACGGCCATGCCCGTCTCGGTGATGGCGATGCGGCGCCAGTCGCGGTTCAGTGTTCCCAGGCGCTCCAGGAGGACACGGGAGAGTTCATGGTGGTTCCCGCCATTCATCTGGGATGAGACAAGAGCGTCCAGCACCTGGGAGCGGGCTTGCTCCGCCATGCGGGTGACGAACTGGCCGCCCCGAAGCCGGGACCATTCGATCTGCTGCTTCTGGGCTGGCGGGAGGACATGAAACATCTGATCCCAAGCGCCGGGAGTGGTCACGCGGTGGACCCGCTCGGCGATCTGGTTCAGCAGGGCGGATCGGAGTGCCCACATCGCGGTCTGGTTCGCCACGGTGGTCGGGGGGAGCAGGGAGGCGGTGAAGCCGTCCACGAGAGAGCCCCAGGTCGCCAGCTTCTTCTCGGGCTCCGCCTGGGACTGGAACAGGGCCATGACCTCACCCCAGCCGGGAGGGCGGACGGGTTCAGCCTTGGCGAAATCGGTGGGCGTCCGGCCGAGCACGGCGCCGAGGAGCCCGTGAAGGAACCGATGGCCCACTGCGAAAAGCTGGTCCTCGATCCAGGCTTGGTTCGGGTCGGGGTGCTTTCCCCAGAGGGCGCGCTCCACATCGACCTCGCCAGCCGTAGGGGCCCTGCGAACGATGCGAAGGGGATGGGCGGCCTTCGCCACGACCTCCTCGGCCGGAAGCCCCTGACGGGCGGTAGCGCGCAACAGGCGGGGGTCGGTAGCCATCACACGGCCTCAAAGGTTCCGGCATTCAGATACCCATGCCAGCCGCAGGCGCGGGACATGTGAATCGAGGGGGACAGAGTGGGGCAGGACTCGGACCCATCCCACTCCCAGAAGGGACCAAGCATGACGGACTCGCGCTCGGTTCCGGGGGCCATGAGGCGCAGGGAGTGGATGATCTTACAGCCGCAGGGGCAGACGAACCGGAGGAACAGGGAGCCGGGGTCGGGACGGTTGAAGCAATATGAGCCCTTGGCGACCCAGGGGTCGAGGAGGAACAGCGCGTATTCACCGTTGTCCAGCTTGCCGACCTTGCCCACGAGGTCGCGGACATGGATCCCACGGGTGACCTTGGACATGGCTACTCCTCGACACCCGCGCGGGCCTTGGCCTGATCCAGAGGTTCATAGGGCGCGGAGCCCTGGGAGAGTTCCGAGAGCCGCTGGGTGATGCTGGAGCCGAGAGCCGGATCGCCAGCCGCAGCCGGATCCTCGCCGCCGTCACCTTCGCCAGAGCCGCCGCCATCCTCGCCACCGTCCACGGGGACAGAGAGCACGGACTGGTAGAGCGAGCCCATAGAGGGATTGATCGGGGCCTCTTCCAGAATCGGACTGGGATAGGCGGGCATTCCACCCCACATCTTCCGGGCCTCGCCGAAGGTCGCGGTGGCCTGAATACGGGTGAACTCCGCCTGCTGCTCCGAGGGGTCGGCGGGCAGGTTACCGAACCATCCTATCGGATGCGCCGGGAGATCGAACATGGCCCTGACTTCATTGATGGTCATGTGCTTCAGCTTCTCCGCCCACCGCTCCTTGGAATTGTCGGTGTCGAGCCCGGTGAACTCCAGGCGCAGGCGGTCGGAGAACCGAGAGACGATTTCATCCGACATGAAGGACGAGACATCCTTCAGCAGCGGATGCAGACCCTTGTCCTTCGCGGCGGACAGCTTCTCCATGGTGTCGTCACCGGAGAGCGAGGACTTCTCGGCGGTGAAGCCTTCAAATCCAACCTCCTCGGGGGCCACCCCGAAGATGGCGCCCATCACGGTCATGTTCAGCGAGATCCACTTGGAGAAGGCCATTTCGTCAAAGGGCTGCCCGGTGTTCAGGTATTGCACGGCGCCCTGCTGCCCGCGAGAGAACAGGACCGGGACGCCGAACTGGTTCTGCACACCCCGGACCTTCGCAGCCCAGGCGGCCTTGAAGGCGTTCTGGGTGTTCATGTCGAAGTTGCCGTAGGCCAGCAGGACGCCGCGCGGGACGGCGTTCTCGTTCAAGCCCTGCTTGGTGAAGGTGATGGCCTGGATGATGTTGTTCAGGGTGTCCAGGGATTGCTCGAATTCCGAGTAGCCATAGCCGTTTTCATCTGCCCAAGTCGAGGCGTTCCGAACGAAGATCGCCAGTTCATCGAAGGCGAAGGGGATCTCATCCCGGCCGTTCAGGATCTGGTAGGCGTAGACCGGGCGGCCATCGGGAAGGCGTTGGCTGCCTTCGTTGTTCGCCAGGGCAAAGGTGTCCGAGGGGCGGACGAACCAGGAATCCAGGCCACGAGAGACGCCGTGCAGGCCCACGAGTTCTACGCACGAGTGATCCATTGTCAGGCCGTCATCCACGAGGTGCCGGAGGAACTGGGTCATGCCTTGGCGTTTCAGTTCGCGGCGCTTGGAGGGGGCGAACTCGCGGCCGCCACATTCCAGGACGCGGGTGAGCCAGCGGATTTCATCCTGGATCCCTTCGCCAGCGGTCGCCTGTTCGTCATGCATGACCAGCCGCCAGCCAATGTCATCGGCGGAGCGGGAGACGCGGGAGAATCGGTCGATCTGCCGCTTCCGGGTTCGGATGATGGCCTGGGCGACCTCCAGCCGCCGGGCGAAGGCGCGGAGCACGGGGAACTGCACACCGCGCTTGGGCAGCCACTTGAAGTAGCCACGGCCAAAGT